CTAGTGCTTTTGCTCGTACTACAGAAGGTACATTCGAAGCTCCAACTAACACTAAGTTTGTTGGTACATTGAACGGCGCTATGCGTGTGTTCGTTGACAGTTATGCCGCTGATACTATTCCAGTACTAGTTGGTTATAAAGGTTCTAGCGAAACTGATGCAGCCGCATTCTATTGCCCATACATTCCATTGATGAGCAGTGGAGTTGTATTGGATCCATCAACATTCGAACCAGTAGTTAGTTTTATGACCAGATATGGTTACATCGAATTAACGAATACGGCCAGCTCATTTGGTAATGCTGCCGACTATGTTGGCGAAATAGCAGTACAAAATTTAACTTTTCAGTGAAATTGGGTACATCAGATTGTCTTTCGGGACAATCTGCAATCAAAAGGGTGCTTCGGCACTCTTTTTTATGATATAATAGTAGAATGTCAAGTATTGGCATAAATACTATTATGTACAAAGAAAATAAATATACCAAACTATATCATAAATTTATAGACCGTTCAGTTTCTCGTAATTGGAGCAAAGCACCCGGACGAGAACGGCATCATATTATGCCTCAATCTTTAGGCGGGTCTAATGATAAATCTAATCTAACATATCTATCAGCCCGTGAGCATTTCATTTGTCATTGGCTATTAGTTAAAATGACTGATGGAGAAGCACGAAGTAAAATGATATATGCGTTGATGGGTATGAGGGCAATAGGAGATACACATCAACGATACTCATCAGCAATTACTTCCAGAGTTTATGAAAAATATAGAATAGAACACGCTGAGAATCATTCAAAGATTATGAAATCTAAAAATCTTGTACCATGGAATAAAGGTGGAGTAGAAATAACAGATGAACATAGAAAAAATTTAAGAAATGCCGCATTACAAAGAGCACCAAAATCAGAAGAAACTATTGCTAAGTGGAAAGAAAGTAGAGCAGGTTATATAGCAAGTGAAGAAACAAAACAAAAACAAAGTTTAGCACTTAAAGGTAAATCTAAAGGTCCTATGAGTGAAGAAGAAAAACTAAAGCGTTCTATAACACAAAAAGGTGTAGCAAAAGTAAAGACACACGGAGCTAATGTAGCCAACGCTGTACTTGGTAATATAAGTATCAACAAAGACAATACAGAGAAGAAAGTAAAGAAGGATGTACTACAAAGTTACTTAGATGATGGTTGGCAACTTGGTGGCAAAAAGCGTAAGATAGCATAAATATATTAAAGGAATTATTATGAGTACGGACTTATTTAGAAATTACATAGACCTCATCAATGAAGCAAGTGAACAACAACAACTTGATGAGGGTATTGGAGAATGGTTACAATCAAAAGTATCAGGTTTATTAGATAAGTTTTTAGCCTCATCTCCTAAAGCGCAACAAGCATATAAACAAGCACAGAGTAGAAAAAATGAATTAATTAACATTTTGAAAACTAGTAAAAGTGCTGAAGAAGCTAAAAAGAAAACTGAAGCACTAGCCAAAGCTGATGCTGGTTCAGGAATTTCTGAAGGATTTGGAAACAATATGGGTAAAACAATTGCCGGTGGTTTAGGTGTGTTAGGTGGTAGTGCTTACTTAGTATTGAATAAAATATATGATACTATGGCACACATCATGGCAACACCTGTGAATGATCCTACCATGGTTAATAGTATGTTAGCTGATGAGCGTTTACCTGCAATGCTTATTAATTATGGATTGCCATTAATGTGTATCATATATGGTTTAACGTTATTATACTATGTAGGTATGAGTGACGATAGAGATTAAAATCAACCCTTGGGATGGGAAGTTACAATAAAGCACTATTCGTAGTGCTTTTTTGTTGGCTAAAAATGTCTTACACATATAGTAATAGCTTATTAGTATACTATGTTTTTTTGCTAAATAACATAAAGGATAACATAATATGCCAATAATATTTGAAGGTGCAACTATATCGGGTGGGATTAGTATTGAGCCATACATACCACCGGCTGGAATACGAGCTATATTTGGATATGGGTATAATGGTTCTAATCTGTCAATGACTAACTTAGTATCAAACACAGGTGTAGTAGCCGCAGATACAACTGGAGTTGGTACTGCTAGATATGGAGTGGGAGCCGCTGGTTACGGAGGTGATAAAGCTATTTTTGGATATGGAAATACAGGTGTTCAAGTATCAATGACCAACAAAGTAAGTAATGCAGGGATAGTTGCTACTGATACTACTGGAGTTGGTACTGCTAGAGCTTATCCAGCGGCCGCTGGTTATGGAACAGATAAAGCTATATTTGGATATGGATTTGGTACGTCAGTAACAAATTTAGTAAGTAACACTGGTGTTGTTGCTACTGATACTACTGGAGTCGGTACTGCTAGAAGTGAACTAGCAGCCGCAAGATACGGCACAGACAAAGCTATTTTTGGATACGGAACTACCTCATTCCCTACTGGAGTATCAATAACCAACTTAGTAAGCAACACAGGTGTCGTTGCTAATAATACCACTGGAGTCGGTACTGCTAGATTTGGATTAGCTGCGGCAGGATACGGCACAGACAAAGCTATATTTGGATATGGGTTGAACTCAAGTGCTTCTGGTGTTTCTATGACTAACCTAGTAAGTAACACTGGTGTTGTTGCTACTGATACTACTGGAGTTGGTACTGCTAGAGGTTATCTTGCAGCCACTAATTTTGGTAGTTCTGGTCAAGCTATATTTGGATATGGAGACACTAATAAATCAATGACCAACCTAGTGTCAAATACAGGTGTTGTTGCTACTGATACTACTGGAGTTGGTACCGCAAGAGGTTATGTGGGAGCCGCAAGTTACGGCTCATAAATTTTTTAAGGAATAACAATTATGCCAATAGTATTTGAAGGTGCAACTATATCGGGTGGGATTAGCATTGAACCGTATATACCACCGGCGGGTAGTAAGGCTATATTTGGATATGGATTGACAACTGTTGTTGTATCAATGACCAACCTAGTAAGTAATACAGGTGTTGTTGCAACTGATACAACAGGTGTTGGTACTGCTAGACGATATCTTGCAGGCGCAGGTTATGGCACAGATAAAGCTATATTTGGATATGGAAATAATGGTAGCACTACTGTATCACTAACTAATCTAGTATCAAATACCGGAGTAGTAGCTACAGATACCGCAGGTGTTGGTACTTCTAGATGGCTTTTAGCGGGAGCTGGTTATGGTACTGATAAAGCTATATTTGGATATGGATATACTATTGTAGCAGTATCAATGACTAACTTAGTTTCAAACACCGGAGTTGTTGCTACTGATACAACAGGCGTAGGTACTGCTAGATATTATCTAGCAGCCGCAGGTTATGGCACTGATAAAGCTATATTTGGATATGGATATACCGGGACAAATACAGCGATAACTAACCTAGTAACTAATACAGGTGTTGTTGCAACTGATACAGCAGGTGTTGGTACTGCTAGACAATATCCTTCCGCTGCCGGATATGGAACTGATAAAGCTATTTTTGGTTATGGAGGCAATGGTGTTGGCTCTCAATTATCCATGACCAACCTAGTATCAAATACCGGAGTAGTTGCAAGTGATACAACTGGAGTAGGTACTGCTAGGGAAAGGCTTGCAGCCGCAGGTTATGGCACAGATAAAGCTATCTTTGGATATGGTTATAATCCTTATTTAGGTGGTGGTGATGGATTATCAATGACCAACTTAGTATCAAACACCGGTGTAGTAGCAACAGATACTACAGGCGTTGGTACTGCAAGATATGGATTAGCAGCCGCAAGTTACGGTTAACCAACAATTTTTTAAGGAATAACAATTATGCCAATAATATTTGAAGGTGCAACTATATCAGGTGGGATTAGTATTGAACCATATGTAGCGCCGGTGGGTAAAAAAGCTATATTTGGTTACGGTGATATAAGTGCTGGACCAACATCAATAACCAATTTAGTATCAAACACAGGTGTAGTTGCTAATGATACAACTGGCGTAGGTACTGCTAGATGGGCTCTTGCAGCCGCCGGGTATGGGGGAGATAAAGCTATATTTGGATACGGTCTACTTGGTCCTCCTACTTACACTAATCAATCGGTAACCAATTTAGTATCACAGACCGGTGTAGTAGCAAATGATACTGCTGGTGTTGGTACTGCTAGGTATAGTTTAGCGGCAGCCGGATATGGTACAGATAAAGCTATATTTGGATATGGCTATAGTACTAGCAATCAGTCAATAACCAATTTAGTATCAAATACAGGTGTAGTATCTAATGATACTGCAGGTGTTGGTACTGCTAGAAATGGTCCAACAGCCGCAGATTATGGCGGTGATAAAGCTATATTTGGTTATGGTGATGCATCCGGTGTTCTATCAATGACAAATTTAGTATCAAACACCGGTGTAGTTTCAACAGATGTTACCGGAGTTGGTACTGCTAGAAATCAATTAGCGGCTGCAGGATATGGTAGTGATAAAGCTATATTCGGATATGGACAAGGCAATAGTGGTGTAACAGCAATAACCAATCTAGTATCAAACACAGGTGTAGTTGCTAATGATACAACTGGCGTAGGTACTGCTAGATTATATCCAGCTGCTGCAGGTTATGGCACTGATAAGGCTATATTTGGATATGGCACTACTGGCGGAGCCGGCCGGCAATCAATAACTAACCTAGTAACAAATACGGGTGTAGTAGGTACTGATGTTACTGGTGTTGGTACAGCAAGAGGTTATCTAGCAGCCGCAAGTTACGGTTAAGCAACAATTTTTTAAGGAATAACAATTATGCCAATAGTATTTGAAGTATCAACTAATACTGGTAACTTATAATGATAATTAGTGGTATAACTTTACCAGCTGGATTAACAGTTACATATACAGCTCCTGCGCAGACCGAATTTATTGCAGTCGGGACATATTCATGGGTATGTCCACCTAATGTAACATCAGTTTGTGCAGTAGCAGTAGGTGGCGGGGGTGGCGGAGCGTTAGCAAATACTACAGTTGATTGGGCGCCGGGTGGTGGAGGTGGCGGTCTAGGTTGGAAAAACAATATTGCAGTAACTCCGGGTGTAAGCTATACTGTTGTAGTTGGAAATGGTGGAAGAGGTGGGTTCTTTAGTGGTGGAAACTATAATGGTGGTGGTGGCGAATCAAGTTGGTTTAATAATTCTAGTTTAGTTTTAGGCGCTGGTGGAGGAGGAGCAACTCCAAATTTTGGCGGAGGTGGAGGTGGTGGTGGCTATACTGGCGACGGAGGCGGTAATGGCGGAAGTGGTGGCACCACAAATTATTTTCCAGGTGCCGGTGGCGCCGGTGGATATTCTGGTAATGGTGGTAATGGAGGCACGGGTTTGAGTGGTGCAGCCGTTAACGGCGCCGCCGGTACAGGTGGAGGTGGAGGTGGAGGAGCTAGTGGAGCTAGCGGCAGTGTCCTGTCAGGTGGGCCGGGCGGTGGTGTTGGTATATATGGTCAAGGATCTAATGGAGCAGGGGGAGTCGGTAGCCGTGCTGCAGGCGCCGGTGGATCTAGCGGAGGCGCTGGATATCCATATGGACAAGGTCAAAATCCTGCTTACACTGCCGCTAATTACCCAGAGACCACTTATCAAATGGGTGGTTATTACGGAGGAGGTGGCGCCGGGGGCAGACAAGGTGGCGCCCAAAATACTAATGCTGGAAGAGGCGGCCCGGGTGCAGTACGAATTATATGGGGAGAGGGCAGAGCGTTCCCATCAACAGACACTGGTAATCTATAACGTATAGTCAGTGTCAACAGTAATATCTAATATAGATTTTTGTTTTTCTTTTAATTTTTTTTGGTACACTCTATTACAATTGGCACATAGTGTTTTCAAGTTACTTTTTTCTTTATTCTTTTTATTGTTATCTTTATAAACAATATCAAGTTGACATTTATCTTCTGGTATAAAACCACACTTCTCACATTTATTTTTCTTATGTAATAGATAACCGTGCTTTGGATTGTATGCGGCTTTACTACATTCAACACAATACTTGTGCCATTTATTAAAGCCATGTTTGCTTATACCATTAGCCTTTGCCAATGTTACTTTACAATTTTCACATAGTGGTCTTGATGGTTGTCTTGTTAACATATTGTATTTAGAGAAAAAGATCTCCAGGGTGCTTTTTTCATGCTTTTTACTGACTAGGAAAAGATAAATATATAATAACTATTATTCAGGATACTAGATGGCAGTAGATAACTTTAATTCGTTCGGTGGATACTCAGTAGGTATACCACCTGTACCAGTAATTGATGCCAATGGCAATATAATTACTAACGTATTAAATGCCAATGGTAACGTGGCTGTACATAGTGTATATGCCGCTAATTATTATTATGCCAATGGAAGACCTTTTAATGCAGGTGGAAACCCATTTGGTCCTAATAATAGCTTACAATATAATAGTAATGGACAGTTTGACGGTAGTGCAAATTTAACATTTGAGGCTGCAACTAATCTACTTACAGTTCCAAGCATAAACGTTACTAGGTTAAGTAATTTAGGACCAGTATCTAACATAACAATTACAGGTGGTAGTTCTGGATATTTATTAACTACAGACGGTAATGGCGTAATTCAATGGTCACCTCCTGGTACCGGATCAGCCATTAGTAATGGTAATAGTAATGTAGATATTGCAACAGTTGGTGGTAATATTACAGCCAGTGTAAATGGCACATCTAATGTAGCTATTATCACTACTGAGGGAATAACCGTTCAGGGTAATACTACTACAGGTACTCTTAAAACAGATAGTATTTTATATGCAAATGGTACACCCTACGTATTCACAACTAATGCGGCTGGTAGTAATACACAAGTTCAATTTAATAATAATAACGCATTTAGTGCTAGCGCAAACTTTACATTTGATTACAATACTAATACACTATCTGTTACTAATATTACAGGAAACGGTTCTGGATTATCATCAATTAATGGAGCCAATGTTACCGGTCAAGCAGCCAATGCATTAGTTGCAGGTACAGTATATACAAATGCTCAACCTAATATTACAAGTGTTGGCAACTTAACAAGTTTAACAGTTGATGGTAATATCACTTCGGGTAATGCTAATTTAGGTAATCTACTAACAGCAAACTTTGTAAACGTTTCAAGCAATTTGTTTGTAACTGATACAGCAAACGTAGGTAATTTACGTACAGATAATTTATTATATTCAAATGGTAGTCCTTGGGATTTAGGTGGAAACCCAGCCGGAAATAACACACAACTTCAATTTAATGATAATAGTGAATTTGGTGCCAGTGCTAATCTAACATTCAATAATACTACTAATTTATTAACAGTATTAGGAAATACACAATTTAATAATGCTAATTTAGGTAATTTAGCTACCGCTAATTATGTAAATGTTGTATATGATCTAAATGGTAATATAGCTAACTTCAGTGGTAATTTAATTTCGTTAAATGCTAATTTAGGTAATGCAGTAACTGCAAATTTCTTTATTGGATCAGGAAACAATTTAAGTAATATCCAAGGTGCTAATGTTACCGGAGATGTAGCAAATGCAAACTATTCATCTTTCTCTGGTTATGTTACCGCAAGTAATCAATCAAACATTACTAGCGTAGGTAATTTAACAGATTTAACTATAGGTAATCTAGTATCTAATGTTGTTATAATTGGCGGAAATATTACTGCAACTGGCAATGTAACTGCTAGTAATTTTATAGGTAGATTTGCCAATGGTAATAGTTATGTAGAAATTCCGTTAGTAAACGGTAATATAACTCTTACTGCTAATGGTAGCACAACATTAACTGTAACAGAATCTAATTTAACTGTTGCTGGAAATTTAGTACCAAGTTCTAATCTAACATACAATTTAGGTAGTCCAACACAACGTTGGAATGATTTATATATATCAGGTAATACAATTGACCTAAACGGATCTACTATTACGTCAGGGTCAAACGGAATTACATTAACAAACCCATTAGGTGGTACGTTTACTGTAATAGGTACAGGTAATTCTAATACAGCTAGTATCGTAAATGGTAGTAGTAGCATTATAGTAGATGCAAATGCAAATATTAATATAAGTTCAGACACTGTTAGTAATGTAGTTGTTATTTCATCTACTGGAATACTAGTAAACGGTAATGCAAATATTACTGCTAATCTTACCTCAGGTAACGCTAATTTAGGTAATCTAGCAACAGCAAATTATGTAAATGTCTCTTATCACCTTGAAGGCAATACTGCTACCTTTATTGGTAATTTAACTTCATTAAATGCTAATCTAGGTAACTTGGCAATAGCTAATTATGTAAACGTTGCATATGAAGTCAATGGTAATATTGCTAATTTTAGTGGCAATTTAACTTCAGCAAATGCTAATTTAGGTAACTTAGTAAAAGCAAACTATGCTAATTTTGCGTTTGATTTAACGGGTAATACAGCTACCTTTACTGGTAATGCTAATGTTGCTAATTTAGGAACAACTAATTTAATTGCTACTGGTGCAGGTAGTTTTGGCGCCAATGTAAACATGAACAACAGGAACATTACAAGTCTTGCTGAACCTGTAAATAATCAAGATGCCGCAACAAAACAATATGTTGATTTAGTTGCACAAGGCCTAGATCCTAAGGCATCTGTAACCTATGCTAGTACAACAGCACTTCCAGCATATACATATAATAACGGAGCAAGCGGTGTCGGGGCAACTATTACTGCAACTAGTAATGGAGAATTAACACTTGATAGTGGTTATCCAAGTATTAACAGTCGTGTATTAATTAAAAATGAAACAGGGGCAAATGATCCTTATAACGGTATCTATCTAGTTACTGATCCAGGAAGTGCTAGTTCAGTTTTTGTATTAACTAGAACTACTGATTTTGACAACGGTTCACCGAGTGGTGAAATTCCAGGAGCATTTACTTTTGTTGAGCATGGTACAACATTAGCTGATACTGGTTGGGTCTGTACAACAAACTCACCAGTTACAATGGGCACAACACCAATTATATTTGTTCAGTTCTCTGGTGCAGGTTCATACACAGCAGGCACTGGTTTAACATTAAATGGTACTGAATTTAGTATATCTAATACAGCAGTAACGGCTGGTTCATATGGTGACGGCGATGCTGTTGCTACATTTACGGTTAATCCACAAGGTCAGTTAACTGCCGCAAGTAATGTAGCAATTACTGCTAATGCCGCTAACTTATCAGGCACAACATTAAATTCAAATATTACTACTAGTAATTTAACAAGCGTGGGCAATCTAACTGGTTTAACATCTACTGGTAATATAAATTTTGCAAACACAGCTAATGTAGCATTGGGTAATGTTACTAATGTACATATTACTGGAGGAGTTACTGGATACGTATTAGGTACTGACGGCACCGGTAACCTGTCTTGGATTAGCGGTGGTAGCATAGCCGGAGTTACAGGTAATCTTATTCCATTAGGTACACCATCTGATAGTGACTTAACAACTAATGTTGCGTATAACGGATGGACTACTAGTACATATGTTACTGATGGATTAGATGATTTGAATCAGGTTAGTTTAAATATTGCTGGAAATACTTTTGTAGGTAATATATACATTGGTGCTAATGTAACATCAGGGCCTAGTCCGTTATCAGTGGCATTTACTGGAAACTATATTGGCAATCCTACTAATTATCTTTGGAATTTTGGTGACGGCACAACTAGCACTTTACGTAATCCTACAAAAACATATAGTAATGTATTAGGTGGACAATTTACAGTTACATTTACAGCATTCAATGTAAATGGTACATATGGAGGTAATGCAGCCAATGGAGCAAAAGGCTCAACCGCTACTTCAATTAATACTAATTTCATAACACTGTTCACACCATTACCAATACCATCATTTACAGCTAGTCCAACTAGTTTAGATACTGGTAGTAATGTTACATTAACTAATACAAGTTTGTATGCTACATCATTTACAATTAATTATGGTGATGGCAATACTGCTGTTAATCCTGGTAATTCATGGACAACTGATTCTCATCAATACATTAATTCTGCCAATGTTGATTCTATATATGGAATTAATTTAACTGGTACAAACCAGACAGCAGGTAATGCGCCTCCGTATAGTGTTACAACAGCGAATACTAATGTTAAAGTATATTCTCCGCAAAGCCCGGCATTTACAGCTAATTCTACTTCAACTATTAACTATCTTGCTACCTCAGGTGGTGTAATTAGTTTCAGAAATGATACTCCTGGCAGTCCAGGTAATACTGCTAGTTTTGGTGCACAACAATTATATAACTTCCGTTGGGGAGATGGTACAGCTAATAGTAACATTAATATTCAAACTGGACTTGCTGGTAACCCAGGAGCGGCTAATATTACTCATGCATTTGCGTTAAGTTCAGTACAACAGAATGCGGCTACCACAGTAAGTTATGTAGCAAATCTTTCATTGTATACAGGATTTAGTACTAGCCCGTTCATATCTAGTAATATTACAATTACAGTTGAACCAGAAGTTAGAGCTAACTTTACAGGAACCGCTAATACTCAAACTGACGCTACAGGATATACTTCTAATGCTCAAGTTGGTTACTTGTTTACTGACTATTTAGGTCGTGATAGAAGCTTGTTTAACTTCAGTAATGATACATCACCTAACGTTAACTTTACTGGTAATGTGTTTAATTGGTCATGGGGTGACACTACAAGTAACAGTGGTGTAACAAGTCGTGCTAATATTACACACTCATATCTTAACGATTATGGATCACCTACTATTGGTGGTAAAACAGTTGCATTACAAGCAAACGGTACTCCAGGCACCACGTTACAAAGTAATACAAATACAAAAACAAATTATATTACTATTTTAGCTAATCCAACAGCTCCTTCTAATCTAAGTAGTTTCACTAATGTTACTATCGCTACAGCTAGTCAAGGTACTAGCCCATTATTAGCGGCAGGAGCGGCTGATAATACTGGCGGAAATATATTAGCTAATGGTACAGCAGTTACCCGTATAGCTACAACTACACCAGTATCAACCAGCACACAAGTAACAAATGCAAATACAGCACTTACCGGTACATTAACTGCCTATGTAAATAATGCAGAAGCCGGCAACACTTCATTCAGTACTAGTGGAAATGCTGTTGGAACATACAGTTCATTAGTAGTATCAGCCGACAGAGATTTACATGTAGCAAATACCGCTGTTCCTACAGGATTCTACAAAGTATTCTCTGCTACGATTAGCAATACACTAGCTAGTTTAGGTAATGGTTACAATGATTTCCAATTACGTCATTCAACTACAGGTAATACTAATACTATTGGAATGGTAAAAGACAACTTAAATTCTGCACCAACCTTAGTTACTACGAATACAGCGATGGTTACTGCTACTTCAGGAACATTTAGATACATTTCAGGTATTCCATATTATAGTGCTACTGGATCTCCTGCAATTACAGTCGCTAATTTAGAATTACAAAACTTTACAGGACAAACATTCCGTAGTGCTGACCCATTCACGGTAGCATCTGGTACATCATATGAAGGTTCTGGATCAGTTATATCTACACAAACTAAAACATTAGCACAGATTGATAATAGTGCTAACTCTATGTTGACTGGATCAAATGTTAAAGCTAACATAGGTATATCAACTAACTATTCAATGGGTAATCTCAACGTATTAGTTAACGGTGCAGTTAACGGAGTATCAACATTAGCGGCAAATATATTCAACGTTGTTGGTACTAGCACAACAATTCAACTGCCTACTAAAATACAAATGTATGCTGGCGCCAACTCTGGATTTAATGAAGCAAATATACCTGCTAATGTAGCAAGTAATACACAACCTGCTATTCGTATAGTAATGAGTACAGCAGGTAATACACCAGTCTTTAGTAATAATACAAATTATTATACTAGCAATGTATGGTCAGGTGCTCAAACTATTGCAGGTACACCAGAAGCAGTTGTTAGATACGGTGTGTTAAAACATTATGCTGTAGATTTATCTACTGGGTATTTACCAATTGGACCTGACTTAGCTACAGGACGATCAGGGTTACAGTATTTTACTTTTGCATTTGTAAGAACTAGTTTAGCTAATTTTGATATTATATTAACTACAGGGTCAACTGGTATATCAGGCTTATGGGTAGCGGCACCTGGCACAACAATTGACAAGGGTGGATTCGCATCACCTACTCCGGGATTCCCAGGACCCACTAGTACTATTAACGGATGGTTAACTGGATATGAACAATATAACGGTGCGGGAGTACCGGGTAATAGTGCTACAGGTGGAAACCCAGCTGGTACTAACGGATGTGCGTTAACTGGATCAGATGTTATACCATTGAATACACAGATAACAAATGTAAGATATACTATGACGCTTGGGTCACAGAATCAAGCTAATAGTTTTGGTAATAATATTTTAATTAGAATTGCGTTGGCAGCCGGTCAAACTATAACTGATTTACAGATAGGAGTAGCAACGTAATGGCCGCAACGTTTAACGAATCACAAAAGATTGACTATCTGTGGAAAAAAGTTGGTTACGCTGTAACCAAAACTGCAGAAGCAACAGTTAAAGAAGCTTTCAATGAAAGTATCCCTAGCCCATTACTATATCGTGGCGATCTTGTTTGGATGGAGAGTGACCAGATTACAGGAAATCCGCCTGCCACAACAACTAGTATTATTAAAGTTTATAAAGATGGTGTAGGGAGTTTTAGCCCTAGCGTAGAATGTACTGAAGACTTAACCGCCCCTGACAATCAAACGTGGAAGACAAACGAAATTAATTGGGTACCAACTCAATTTGGCGACAACTATCTTGTACAAGTATATGTAGCCAACACTGGTGTAACTAATCCACAAACATCAGGTACTAAATTATTCCAAGCTGGTTCTGGAAGAGATGATACATGGTTCTTTGATTATCAATCTGGTGTATTAAACTTCAACGGTGCAAATGTACCAACTCAGATTGCCAGCCCTATTACAGGTAAAAGTGTTTATGTTGTAGGTTATCAGTATGTAGGCTTGATTGGTGTAACTAATCAACCCAGTGGTAATATCAGTGGTAATACTAATATTGGTAATCTAAACTTTACTGATACTACTATCAGTACTATTACTGCTAACAGTAATATATTTCTTACTCCAAATGGTTCTGGAAATATACACGTAACAACCTCACTAACAGCTAGTGGAAATATTGTTGCCAACACTGGTGCTTTCTTTATTGGTGACGGTGGATATTTAGCAAACTTAAATAGTTCAGGGGTAGCAAACGGTAATAGTAACGTAAACATTCCAATTGCTAATGGTAATGTTAATATTACTGCTACCGGCAATACAACACTAGTTGTTACAGGTACCGGAACAAACGTATCTGGTTATTTAACTGTTACAGGTAATTTAACTGCTACTAATATTACGTCTAATGTATCATCTAACACAGTTACTGCAAATTCTGGAAATATATCAGGTAATCTTTTTGTAGCTGATACAGCAAATGTAGGTAATTTACGTACTAACAATATATTATATGCAAATGGTCAACCTTGGGATTTACAAGAGGCTGCAGGATCTAATACGCAGATTCAATTTAATGACGGCAATACTAACTTTGGTGCTAGTGCCAACTTTACATTTAACCAAACAACTAATTTATTAACTGTTGTAGGTAATTCGCAGTTTAATAATGCTAATTTAGGTAACTTAGCAACCGCTAATTTTGTAGATGTATCAAGCAATTTATCTGTAATTAATACTGCAACTGTGGGTAATGTACGTACTAATAATTTACTATACGCAAATGGTTCAGCTTGGGATTTTGGTGGCACGCCCGGCGGTAGCAATACACAGATTCAATTCAACGACATTAATGAATTTGGTGGAAGTGCTAACTTTACATTTGATAAAACTACAAGTTTACTAACTGTAGTTGGTACAGCAAATGTTACTACATTTAATGCTACAGGTAATATTACCGGTAATAATGGCATATTTGGTAATTTATCTACCACTGGCCCTAGCGGTGATATTACCGGGGCTAATTTAATATCTACAGTAACGCTTAATGCATCTGGTAATATTACATCAGCTAATGCTAATTTGGGCAATACGTCTATTGCCAATAATGTTATAGCAAATACGTTCAGAATGGGTGTAGGAGATAATGAATTTTATCAATCAACTGTTTATTTTGCTACTACAGCCGCTACGACACCTAATCAATTATTGTGGTCAACATCATTGGCCAACTTATCAGCTATAGATTTTACTATTATTTCCACAGATGTAGCAGGTAACACCAGACAAACAGCAAAAATAGCTGCCGCAGTTCTAGGAACTGAGGTGGTATTTAATGAGTATTCAGGACTCTACATCAATGGTGGTGTGGGAAGTTTTTCAGTGAATTATCAGGCAGGATCGCCTGATACGATACAATTGGTAGTGACTCCGGATTCTACTAATTTAACCAAATATAATCTGATGATTATACAATATGCAAAGTAACTTTATTATACCTAGCATAAATACATTTATAAAAGGACATTACCATGGCAATCAAAGCATTTAACTCGATTGGCGGCTTCTCAGTAGGAGAAAATGCCGCCAATATTATACTAGCAAACGGTGACATTACCACAACTAATGCTAACCTAACAGGCAATTTGTACGTATCTGACACCGCAAATGTTGGTAATGTACGCACAGACCATTTGTTATACGCAAACGGTCAACCTTGGGATATTGGTGGTATTCCAGCTGGTAGTAACACTCAAATTCAATTTAATAATGATAATGAGTTTGGTGCTAGTGCGAACTTTACCTTTAACTCTAGTACTAACCTATTAACTATTACTGGTAATATTAGTGCTACTAATGCTAATTTAGGTAATCTTGCAACTGCTAATTTCTTTCATGGTGTATTTGATAGTACAAGTTCTAATCAAGCAAATATCACTAATGTTGGTAATCTAATTTCATTAAATGTTGATGGTATCGCTAATCTAGCCAATGTAGTAAATGTCACTGGTAATATTAATGCTAGTGCTAATATTACTGCAAATGCTAATATTACAGGTGCTAACTTAAATACACTTGGTTTAGCTAATATTGGTAACTTAGAAATTTCTGGTACAACAACTGGAAACTTAATTCCTTCAGCCAACATAACGTTTAATTTGGGTAATGCGACAAATCGTTGGAAAGATTTATTTCTAAGTGGTAGTAGTATTCTTATTGGTGATCAAAATATATCATCAAATGCTAGTGGTATAGCACTTTCAAATACAACATTCTTAACTGATGTTTTTGTAAGTGGTAATGCAAACGTTGGTCTTAATATACAAGGTAACACAGCTAACTTTATTGGTAATGTAGTAGCTCCAAATGTTACAGTTAATTTAGAACTTTCAGGTAACACAGCAAACTTTAGTGGTAATGTAATTGCTAACAGCCTGCGTTCTAACGCATTAACATCAACTAGAGTAACATTTGCTGGTACTGGTGGTGTATTAACTGATTCTAGTAATTTAATATACGATGATAGTACTCAACTACTAACTGTTCTTGGTAATGCTCAATTTAACAATGCTAATTTAGGTAATCTAGCTACAGCAAACTTTGTAAATGTATCAAGCAATTTATTTGTAACTGATACAGCAAATGTAGGTAACCTACGTACTAACAATTTATTATATGCAAATGGAACACCATGGGACTTTATTACCCCAGCTGGCGCAAACACAGAGATTCAATTTAATGACGGTGACGGAAACTTAGGTGCTAGTGCTAATTTCACTTTCAATAATAGTACTAATTTATTAACTGTTACAGGTAACGTTACTGCAACTGGTAACGTGACTGGTAGTTACTTCTTAGGTAACGGTAGTCAATTAACAGGTGTTGTTGCTATTGCAGCCGATAAACTTGTTAACGGTAATACAACTGTAACTACAACACCAAACGGTAATGTGTCTTTCAACATTGCTGACCCTGCTAATGGTAATATACCAATAGCTAACTTAATGGTATTGTCTTCAAATCTATTAACTATTAATGCAAATATTACTACTACTGGTACTATATCTGCTAATAACTTTAGTGGTAACTTCAGTGGTAATATCACAGGTAATGTTACAATACCTGGTTCAAATACTGGAATTGTATTTAATGATGATAGCTTTGCAAATTCAAGTACTGGATTTACTTTTGACAAAACATCTAATACTGCTAATTTAGCCAATGTATTAAATGTTGGTAATAGCACAGTTAACGTCAGTATTTCTACAGGTAATATTGTTGCTACAAGTAATATAACTGCTGGTAACATTATTGGTACTATCGCTGCCGGATCTAATACAATTACAACGACTGGCAATGCTAACGTTGGTAATCTTGGTTTTGGTAATGGTCAAATTATTGGTACAGGTAACATAAGTGTTGGAAATATAACTACCTCTAGTATCAATGCTAGTGTCACCGTTAATGCACTTGCATTGGTATCACCTACATTAACTTCTAATACTACTACGTTAACATTAACTGCCGCACCCGGTGACAATGATGTTATACTAGTTCCAACTGGTGCCGGTAATGTTAGTGTTTCTAGTAAGAAAATTATAAATCTTGCTACACCAACACTAGATAATGATGCCGCTACTAAAGCATATGTTGATAGTGTTGCTCAAGGACTAGATCCAAAAGCATCTGTAGTATATGCTACAGCAGCCGGACTTCCTGCTTACACTTACAATAACGGTGCAAGTGGCATAGGAGCAACAATTACAGGTAACGCAGTTGGCGCATTGTCAATTGATGGATCTGCAGTTTCCATAAACGAACGAGTATTGGTTAAAAATGAAACTACAACTAATGCACCTTATAATGGTATATATGTAGTTACTGCTGCAGGTTCAGGTGCGGCTGCATACGTACTTACTAGAACAACTGACTTTGATAGTGCATCACCAAGTGGTGAGATACCAGGTGCGTTTGTATTCGTTGAATATGGTACAACTAATGCTGATACTGGTTGGGTATGTACAACTAACTCACCAGTTACTGTTGGTACAACTGATATTGTATTTGTACAGTTCTCTGGTGCTGGCTCATTCACTGCTAATACAAGTGCTGGTTTAGTATTAATAGGCACACAGTTTAATGCTAAGGTTGACGGTAACCCTAACCCAACAACAGCGTTTGACGGTAATGGTAACATTTATGTTCCGGCTGGCGCAGCATTTACGTCACCTAATATTGGTGCGGCAACTGGTACATCAGTAACAATAACAGGAAATGTTATTGCTAATGTATTAACGGCTAACTTAACACTAGATGTTACTGGTAATGCTAACGTAGGTAATTTAGGTACAGCTGGTCTAATTATTGCAACTGGCAATATATCTGGTGGAAATATTAGTACAGCCGGCGCAGTTACTGCAACTGGTAATGGTACATTTGGTAACATTAGTACAACTGGTTCTGGTGGAAATATTACTGGTGCTAATGTAGTATCTGCAAATACATTTACCGCAACAGCTAACGTTAACGCTGATAATTTTGTAGGAAATACAGCACAACTATCAACTGGAACTATAACGACAAGTAAATCAGCTATAAATGTAAGTCAAACTTGGAATAATGCTTCAGCAACATTTACTGGTATACTAGAAAATATAACTGACACTAACTCTAGTGCAGGCTCATTATTGATGGACTTGCAAGTTGGCGGTGCAAGTAAATTCAGTGTTTCTAAGATAGGTAATGTAACAGTTGGAAATCTTTCAACCGGTTCGTTAAGTGCAAACTCATTTGCTGTTACTACATTGGGTATTGGTAATACATCAATTACTGCAAACACAGTAAGTACTACATCTATTACTGCTAATCAAACAATTGCTACATTCCAGTTAACTGGTTCTAATGTGACAGGTGTTGAATTCTTAGTTAAAGGATATGATTCAGCAGGATCAAAATATAGTGTAGCAACTGTATTAGCTGTTACTGATGGTACTGATGCAGATTACGTAATTTACGGAACAGTTCGTATTGGTACTACTACAGGAACACTAGCAGTTAATGTTGCTTCAGGCAATGTATTATTGCAAGCTACACCATCTAGTAGTAACAGTACTGCTTGGACTACACAGATTAGGACAATTTAATTATTGCTGATTACATAATATGGCAACAATTAGATGGTTTAATTCTATAAATGGATTCTCGGTGGGTGATGAACTCACCGAGGTTATAGATACCTCAGGTAATGTTTTTACATCTAAGATTACTTCATACATAGATGTTGATATAGTATCTGATAATGGTAATAAAGTTTGGAATTTTGATAGTACCGGAAATGTTGTATTTCCGGATACCACAACTCAAACCACAGCTTATCCAGGCACTAGTACTTCATTAAGTCTAACTGGTAATATATCATCCGGTAATGCTAATTTAGGTAATCTTGTAACTGCTAATTTCTTCCATGGCGTATTTGATAGTACAAGTTCAAGTCAACCCAATATCACTAGTGTTGGAACATTAGGTAATTTATCAGTAACAAGTAAT